TCGCACCTTAGCGAGAAGCTGTGCGCTCATTCGGTAAGGGCTTGGCTGGAAATCGACTGCGTTACTGCCTGAAAGGGTGGCTGTACGCGCTTGCCAGATTTCAACAGATATCATTAAAGCTGCATTCTGGATTGCTGTATCGGTTGTGTAATCAACTGTTGCGACAACTGCAACCTGTCCAAAAGGTGTAACTGTATGTCGAGGTTGTGCTGTTGGGGAACCTGTCACCGCATAAGTAATAGATGTATCGCTCATACCAGTAATCGCTTTAGACCCGTTATGTGGTGCGCCATTACCAGTAATAGTTACTGTTTGACCTACATAAAAAACATCTTTTATGGATTCATTAAAATATAGTGTGCCCTCTGTTGTTGTGTTGCTGTGTGCCACATTAAATGTGTAGTTGTTCCATAGCATAGGAAGCAGGACTGCATCAGATGCATCACATACTTCTTGAAGAACGGCATCAGTATACAAAGTACCGACTCCGAGAGTTGTGCGGAGTTCTGAAACTGTTGTAAGTGCCATTCCAATTCCTTTCTAAAGACTCTGGGGGTCAGAGGGCTACTGACCCCCAGAGCGACTTAGTGTGGCTGACTACGCCTTGTTATTTTTGAATGCGCCCGCGCCCACTTTGGTCGCGATGGCACCAAAACCATAGTAACCAATCGTAATGCTTCCCGCTGCTGTTGATTCTGCGCGCAAGCGGTAGTTAGGTGACTCATACCATGTGTATGCATCTGGATTGACAATGAGGATTGAACCATCTGTGTCTGTGCCAGAAGCTGTGTTAGGAGTTACAAATAAGTTCAACCCCGCGACATTACCTTGTAGTGCTGTTGGTGTTACAAGTCCGCCAGCATTTTGTGGCTGTGAAGCTGTGTAAATTGGGCGACCAGCATCATTAAGTGTCATGATGTTTGACCACTGTGCTGTATTAACAATCATGTTGCGAGCAAATGGATTTGGAAGTCCAAGTGTTGCGTTATAGACAGAAGCTGCACCGCGAGCAACAACTCCGAGAAGTTCTGCTGCTGTTGGATAAGTTGTTATTGTTGTTGCATCTAGTGATGCACCTGTGATGATTGCAGCATTGACAGCAGCATCTGTTGCCTTTGCGTAAGCTGCACCCATGTTGCGCACTAGCTCATCAAAGAATGCTGGAGATGTACGATCTAGCAATTCAACAGAGAATGTCTGTTGTCCTGCATACTTCTTCACATCTACTGATAGGTAAGCTGAGTTCTGATCTGTGTCAGAGAATGCTGCGTTTTCTGCGGTTACTGCAACAGTTGGCATTGCTGTGATTTTTGGAATCTCAAAAGTCATACCTGCATCTGGCAATACTCCACGAGAGATTGCTTCGATTGAAGGACGGATTGTTGTGCCGAGTGGGTTGATGATTTCTGACAACTGACGTGTTGGTACTAGACCAGCGTTATCTGATGTGTCATCTGCTGCGCGTAGGTACTGGCGAGCATCTTCGTCACCTAGTGCTGCGCGGATTGTGTTTTCAGCATACTTAGCTGCAGTGATTTCAATGCGTGGCTTTGTAAAATATGCTGCTGAAACAGTTGGGCGAGCAGCTTCAACCGCTGGTGCTTCAACTGGTGTTGCTTCGACTGCTGAAGTGGTTTGTTCCACGATGGCTGTCTCGCTTTCTGTTGGTAGGGTTTCTTCTTCTACAGCAGATTCTTCTGCTGCAATATCAGTAACTTGAGCTGACTTAAATGCTGGCTCTGTTACTAAACTTGTTTCGACCAAGCGAGCAGCGGATACATAAGTCACGCCATCTTTGATCTTAGACTTGAGGACTTCTGCCCCAATGCTTAATCCTGACTGCAATCCTTCTTCTGCAAGAATAAGAGCCTCTGTACCGCGCTGTGAGCGAGAGACAGAGAACACTGCATGGATTGCATCTTCTGACTCGCTAAATGAAACCATGCGACCTAGAGGCTTCTTGTTATCGTGCTGGCTTAGCAACTTTATTGCTTTAGGGTCTGGAATCTCAATAGAGCCAGATTGGAAAATTACTTTACCCATATTAGTTGAGCCTGCTTCAACATTGAGAGGCACAATTTTGCCTGAGATAGTGCGACTTGCTGAGTCGGCTGTTAATTCAGCCGAGAAGGTGATTACTTGGTTCATTGCATACCTTGACTTCCATTAGGTGTTAGATCAGTCATTCCCATAGCTTGTTCTTGCGTAATTAGATTAAGGCTAAGCAGTTTTTCAATTACTGCTAGTTCTTGCATTGGGTCAGTGCGCAAGAAGTTCTTGTCAATATCGAACTTCACTACATTGCCTCGAGCAGTAATATCATCCATAGATAAACGATCTTCAATCGCTGTAATAAATGGCTGTAAAGATAGTGTTAGGAATTGCTTGCGCTCATCCTGCACATTGGCGTAAGTCATAGAGTTGTTCTGATCTGCTGAAACATAATAAGCAGGCACATTGCAAAGACGGGCGCATTCCGTAGCGAGGTTAAAAATTGCCTCCCCGTACATCATGTCTTTAGGTGAGAAAGCTGTAGGAACATACTCAAGTGTAGAAGTTAAGTAAGCAGTGGAACGATTATTTCTTGCGCTCTTAAAAGCTGCTAATAATCCAGAGACTTCTTTAGGATCAAGGTCTGCACCATTATTGCGCAAGATGCCAGTAGGCATTGGAGTAGCTGCTGCAATCGCTGCTGCTTTCTGAACATCAATAGCAGCGCGAATAGTTTGGCCACCAGTGTTAAGAATGCCATCGTTAAGTGACTGAAAAGTAATTAAACTTCCTAAGCCGTCCATTGGCAATGTTGTGCCATCAACTGCATAAGCTCTTACAAAAGTATTAGTTGCATCTAGTGTTGCAGTAACTCGACTGTTAGCAATCCACTCAAAGCGAGATGGTCGGCCATCTTCTGCATAAACTTCTACAACTTTCCAAAATGCTTGGCCGTAAAATAGTAATGAATCAACAGTCCATCCAATCGTTACAGATCGTGGTTGTGAATATGAAGGTTGCTCAATCCATGCTGGAGAGCCAATCGCTTCATTAGTAGATTTCTTGTAAAGCTCCATTGGAATTGCGCCAATAGTGCCTGCTAATAAATTGCGGCATCTTTGCAACGCTGGAACGGAGATGGCTTCTGTTCTGCCAACATAGGCATAAGCAAAAGGCATTGCATAAGGTGAATACTCACCAAGAACTTGAGGAGCAGACTGAGCTTCTAATAAAGGCTTAGACTGGAGACCGAATGTTTGCAAGATGCGACCCATAGACATAAATGGTAGCACATGTCAAGTATTTGACATACCACCTAAGGTGTGTCTAGGTATAAATCTGAGGTTTAGCAACTGGAATCATTAACTTAGATACAACCATCGCCAAGCCAATAGGAGCAGAGATGTCTCCTGCTGATTTGCGTTTAATGATTCTCCAAGCCGAATCATTGACTTTAGCTGCACAGTTATTCATCTGCTGGATTAACTCGGCCTGACCATTATGTACCACACGAGCATTAACTAAGCCTTCTAAGAGGTCTCCACAGGCTTTGTAAAATTGCTGCCCACTTACGTCTTCGCAAACAACGCCACTATTCATGAGGCGATCTGCAATCGTCTGAGTGGCATAGCGGTCAAAAGTTACAAGCCTTGGTTTGTATAAATCGCACCAACCCTTGATGGATGCCGCCATTTTTAACTCATCAATAGCAACTTGAGAGCTATAAGTCTCTAAGATTCCGATGCCAATCCTCCCATCTGGGAGTAACTGTCCTGCGACCAATGATCCGTTCCTGCGTGAAGGACTGACATCGAAACCAAATATAGTATAAGCCCCTGGAGACATTTCTAGAGTGCTATCGGATGTATCCTCGAGAACGCCGTGAGGCCAAGGACTACTTAGTGAGTCAATCCACTGGCAAAGTGTCTCTGTTCTCGTATTTTCAATAGGAGAAGTTGCAATAGCTTCTTCAATCGCTTCTTCAGTAATTGTGTACCCCAGAGATGGGTTAGCCAAAGCCCATGCATTACGATCTGTGATTTTGCAGTATTGTGGAGCTGAGTATTCATAGAATCCATAAGACTTTGGCGGGTAATCAATAGCGCGTTCTCTCAAGTCATTAAGAACAGTGCTAAAGGCATCTCCAGCATTCGATGTCAGCAGAGTCATGGAATTGGGGTGGGCTCTGGTCACTGGAGTAGCAGCTCTAAACCCATCTTCTGTAATCTCTCGGACTTCATCAATATAAAGCAACCCATTCACTGATCTACCGCGAGAGCCGTCTCTTGTTGCAGCTACAACATCAAGCCTTGCTCCAGATAGCATCTCGATTGACTCTGTGCCGTTAGCATGTCTTATCTGTTTGACAAATCCCTTGAGATGGTCATTAGTCTCCAAAATATGAGTGACTTGTCTAAAGGTGTCTAAAGCCATGCTTCTATTAGACGACATGATGAGAACATTGGTATTCCACTTGATTAAATGAGCCAGAATCAACATACGCGCTAAATGCGTCTTACCATTTTGCCGTGCGACAAGAATGAGGTTTGTCTTGCGAATCCACATGCCTTTTTTGTCCACAGTGAGCATATCCTTAAGCACAAACTCCTGCCAAGGCATTAAATCCATCTTAACTATTGCGCATAGGTCTTTGACATCTTGCAGCTTGTTTTCGCCCTTAAGAAGTGGACTGTGAAGCCTTGGTTTAGTTGCCCCTCGTAGGGCTTTGCTCTTTTTGGGCTTAGTTATCATTGACTCGGACTGGGTCGGAACTTAAAAGGACTGTCCAGCATCGTCTCGGACTGTATCGGGGAGACATAGTCTGAAAAGACAGGGGGGGTAGCCGTCTGTGCTAAAAAAACACCCTCATGCTTGCTTGACTTGCGTAGGTTGCATGCCTTACATAACACTTGAAGATTCTCTAGATCGTGAGTGCCACCAACCTTGCGTGGGATTATGTGGTCAATATGCAATGGTTCTTCATCACTGCCACAGTAACGACAGATGCGTCCATCTCTATCGAACACTCGCTGCTTATGAACTCTATAGCGCCTTGAGTTCAGCTTGTCTAATGCCATCCGTACTTACTCCAATGATCTAATGCAATGCATGGCTCACCATATCTATGGCCTATGTAGTCTAAGCCCCATCGTACCTGAGTCCAACCATCTTGGTCTCTTAGCCATTCACTATTGCCTTGAGGAATACCATAATGAGAACCATTCTTTGATAATGGATTCCAATTAGATTCATGAGTATAGAGCTTTAATAAGCAGTTATATTCTTGATAATTAAAGTCTAATAGATAGAGAGAATAAGTCTTGTAATCAATGTATTGCTTTTGTTGCACTGGTTCAGAGCTACCTGCATAAGGCATTATGCATAGAGCTATCCCAATAGCTACTAGCACCCCGCAAGCTACGCCCCTAAAGGGCTTGCGGTGAGCCTTTGAGAGGCTCTGCGCCGTTAGCGTACCATGCTTGTCAATGATGTGCATAACTCGTGTCCTAACTAAGCGTGAAGTGAAGTTCTGCCCCTACTTATCCACAGATGTTAATAACTCTTTACTTAATTCATAAGGAATTATGGAACGCAATCTTGAACCACCTTTACCACCGCCACCGATTCCCTGTGTGCCTGTATCCGATCCTCTTTTAGCTGAATTATGACAACTCATACCAGGCTTGCACATTGGTCTAGGAGTCCATCCTGGTAAGTCACCCCATATATCAGTTGGTTTCATTCTGAAATCACCATATTGGCAATAAGTAATAGTTCTTCGAGTAAGCCCTTTAACAACATCTTGTTTGCGTAACATACCTCTGGGATTCTCCATCAACCATCCTAAAGTTGGCTTTAATTCGTGGATTAATTTTAGAGTGTGCCTAACTCTTTCAATGCCATCTAAAGTCTTTTGATTTTTTGGTTTAGCTACGCCATCTTCATAAATCCAATAATGACGAATAGAAGCTACTGAAAATGTTTGGCATGGCGGTGAAGCCCAAATAAAGTCTGGCTGACCATACTTGGCAATTAACCCCTCAGCAGTTAGTTTTAATATGTCTCGTTCATGTGCTTCAAAGTATTCATCTAACTCAACCTTGATTATTGTGTGTCCTGCATCCTCGAATGCCTGAGTGCTAGACCCAGTGCCTGAGAAGAAGTCGTATATGATCAATCTTTGCCCCATCCTGTACCCTTGAAGATTGCCCCTACTGGGCTAATCACTTTACTCATCGGCTCATTACAATAAGTGCATAGAACTGTTGGTTTGTCGTGCCAGCCATGATGCAGTTCATTCTTCAATCCGCATCTTCCACATTTGTAATCGTAGGCTGGCATGTAAGGCATCTCCCAATCATCCATGAACCACAGCTGCATCGTTCGATGTCAGTCTCTTTAGGTTCTTTATCTAAGTGTCCGTACTTTAATATGAGTAGTGGCAAGAGATCAGCTAATCGGATGATGCAGGCATACTCCGCTGCATCTTCTCCCTGCCCATTTAGCCGTATGACTCCGAATCCCAATTCCCCCGAAATGGATGTCCGAGCCTTTAATTGCTTTATGTAC